ATAAACTCTGGCTGTATATTTATCGACTTTAGCCTTCTCGTCAACCACGATCTTATGCGCTTCGTTAGGTTGGTATGGTGCTAAGTCTTTCACTTCTCCTTCTAATTGAGCGTAACGCTGCAATTGCGGACCGAAGAGAGGATACTCAAATGGGACGTTCTTGTACGAACTACCCATCGATTTAGCTGCTGACCTCCAGGCGGAGTCTTCAGATAAATGTTTAAAAATCTGTGTTGGTAATGTGAGTATCTTTCCCATCTTAATGGTTTGAGAAGGAAGTGGTAACCAGTAGTATTCATCTTCGCATGGGAGCCACCACCCTTTAAGAAAGGTGGCTGTTGAAGCTTCTGTGTGTCTCTGTAATTTAGCTTCAAGTCCTAAGTTTGCCTGGTGCTCCGCTAAGCGATTGAAAGTTCCAGTGTTCATGACAGCATAAATGACAGAGATGATATTATTAATAGTATTCCCAATAGTGGTATCGGGTGCTCCAGTTGCTCGTTGTGCTGGCATATGGTATATAGCTTGGTGGTCTAACCGTTTGTTTTCATAACGCGGTTGTAAATTCATCGTAGTGAATAAGATATAGCTAATGCGCTCTGACATGCCTAATAATTTTAAAATTTTAGCTTCTGCGTCTTGAGCGTGAACTCCTTGAGTTCTATCAAATTTAGCAAAATCGTTTTCCAAATAAAATATTTCATCTTTTTCACGAACGATGGCAAAGAAGTCGTCTCCAGCTACAATTACTGCTGCTCTTCTATTTCCGATAGAGACCCATTCCTTGCTTGATGCAAACCACGTATTCAATTCTGACGAAGTCTTCCCCGAACCGATTGCAAAAGTGACTTGAAACATTCCCACGGTATGTATTTGGTTTTCATTGAAGAAAATTTTTAAACGGTCCATGCATTCTGCTATCTCTTTGTAGCACGTAGCTTGCACTGTTGGGTGCAATGATTTAATCGTTCTGGGCTTCATGAACCCTTGTCGACCGTATAATACTTCATCTCCTTTCAAGAAAACGTTAGTTTCTTTCCGCAAGAATCCAGTGTTCCTTTGTTCTATTCCATCATGAGCACGCTGCTTTTTGGCAGCGCCGTTGAAATGTTTAATCCATTCCAAAGATTTTAAAGGAACCACTTGTAAGTCAATATTGCCTCGTGTGGCTTTCATTATGGTTATCGTCCAGTTTGCAGCTTGTCGCCATTGCGTACCTATTGGACAGGTAGTTCTATTCAGAGAATGAAGTTCACATTCATCCCCTACTTGCTCACATGTGGGAGTTATTAAACATGGCATTAAGTTGCGTTGTTTGTAAGCATGATAAAACTGGTTGAAACCATATGGTCGGTACATCATTGAAGTAGTACCGAGCAATACATAAACGGAGGGACGCTCAACTAATTCATCTGTGACATCCGGTATGAGTGGTGCATCGGGATATGTTTGTGTCTCAGTGATTGCTGGTAAATCAGCTTGTGTGTAGTTAAGTGCCATAGTAGTTGGATACTGATTGAGGTGACTCTCAACGTTTGCGTAGTCCTCGCGGAAACGTTGAACCTCTTGATCATTAGATAACGAAGGTTTGCGCCTATTAAATAAAAACGATAACAAATAAATAGATAATAAAGCTAAAGAAAAAAACTCGGGTAACAAACCCGCAGGCGCTGTTGATGGATAAGTGGCTATCATGTGTTGCACAAAACGTACAACCGAAAATTGGACTGCAAAACCCCCGGAAAACCATCGGAGATTGCTCGCTCTATAAGAAGAGCAAATTGCTGCTACGTGTAAAGGTATGCCCCATTTCGCAATATTAGGTATGTTACCAATTTCTGTTGACGACGCGTCGGTCAACATAACTGTAGCGAGGGACACTCCTGTGTTCCAACTATGATGAGCTAGAACATTATTTGGTAAATTATTTACGTAACAGTGCCAAAAAATTTTTAAGCCTGTAAAAATAGGGTTACCCAAAC